CCATCTTTACAAAGTTAGCTGCATCATTAGCTAGATAAATTGATTTACCAATGTTCTGCTCACCAGCATAAACAACCAGATTACCACCTTTATCATAACCACCACCTAACATTCTGTCTAAGAAGTTGTAACCTGTACTAACTTTCTCAGCTTCTTTCTGGTCGTGAGAATCAAAGTTAAAGAAATCAAGACCAAGATCTGAATTGAATGTTAAATTATTTCTATCATTAATTAAGCCCTTTACTTTCGTAACAATAGACTCAACATTTTCTGGATTAACATCTGTAGTTTTAATAAACTCAATTGTATCTGTTAGAGAAGTATTGAATGTTCTCCATTTAATCCAAGCTTCTGCAGTATTAGTCAACCATTCTTCGTCATACTTATTCAGATCTACATCAAAGATAATATCGATGATTTCATCTGTTACTCTTTCTCTAGACTTTGGATGTCTTTGAACTAATAATTTTAGATTCTCCATCGTAGGAGTCTCATTAAATTTAGAATAGAACTTATTAGCTAAAAAACTTAAAGCATCAATTTCTTCTGACGTATAGAAGTTAAACTTGATTGCCTGTAAGTATTTTGGCTTTTCTAATGAGAGCCTAAAGAATATCTTTTCAAAGTCTTGTCCGAACTGCATATTGTTTTTAATTATTCTATGGTTAAAATACCTTTTTGTTTAGAATAAGGTTCATCTTCCCATAAGTTGATTGCGATAGCATGTCTAATACCTTGTGTGACTTGTTTAACTGTGTGTATGTCTTGTCCAGCTCTAAAGATAATAAATCTATTAGGTTTTGCTTTAACTATCTCTGGGGTTGATTCTACACCGTCTGTGTAAACCGCTAAGTCACCTCCCTGGAATCTCTGTCCAGGTGGATAATATACACTACCCATAATAGGAGTTACTATCTCACCAGTTTCTCTCCAGAAAGCTTCATCTTTATCATAGTGTTGCTTTAAGTCATCTGTCCAACCATCTTTAACATCAGCTGCTGATTGTATACCAGTCCAATACTCAAAGCCGTCGATATTAAAACTCTTGTTAATAGGACAAGCATGTCCCCATGCATATTGTATTATACGTTGTGTTGTATTCTTAGCTGGAGTATTCCACCAACCATCATAGTACTTATAGACTCCTGGGTCTCTAAAGATTGTATCGTAATTAGTGTTTATTTCTTGTAGTAAATCTTCGCTCTGTATAAAATTGTCAAATACTGCTATCATTCAAATGGGTTTATTAAAATTTTAAAAGCCTCTTTACCAGGCTCTTCATTTGTTTGTTCACATAAACCCAAAGTAACTAGTTCTTTAGCAGACTCTAGAATTCTTGCGTGATCTGAGTCTGGAAACCTATAGGTTTTCAATGCGTGGTAGGTAAAGCTACCTTTGTATCGATCTGGATTACGATTACATAGTTTTACTTCAGCTTGTAAAACATCGAGAGCAGTAGGATAATCTGGTAGATCTTTTTCTATCCCTAGGATATACTTGATCGGCAGTTTATCTTTATTCAACTTCATTCTCTTCCAGTAGTTCGTCTATATCAAGTTCTCTAGCTTCAGTATTATAGTTGAAAAGTGGCTGAATTCTTTTTTCAATTTTTTGAAGTACTTCCTCGGTAAAGACTTTCTCAGTAAAAAATTCTGAGTTAGGTACAGTTTCATCTAGGTGTTTACAGATCCAACCTCTTGCAGTTGCTTTAGGAGTCTTTGTACCATTCTTTTCAACAACACCTCTTGCAATACCAATATCATCCCAATCAATATATTGTTCTAAGCCAACATATCTGTTCATACCTTCAGTAAAATGTAAGTGGAATTTAATTGGATGTGGTTTTGCAAATCTGTTTTTATTTGGTTTTGCTGTAACAACAATACCAGTCTTTTCGCCACCTTCTTTTAGTTGAGCTTTACCTAAGAATAAAACAATTGATGCTGCATATTCTGGTCCAGTACCACCACCTGCTACAGTCTGGGAAATAAATGACTGTGTTTGATATGTGTGGTTAGTAAATAGGAATGGTATTTTTAGGTCAGCCAATGGCGTCATAATAATTCTAAAGATTGACTTAAGAACTTTTGATCTAGTCATATCTGATTTCTCAGAACCAGACTTAGCATCTTCAATCTCTTTCATTGTTGCTAGGTTACCAGCTGAGTCTAAGATAATCATAATCTTAGGTAGCTCTCCACCTTTTCTTTTTACCTCTTGCATTTTAGAAGTAATTGAAGTAACTGATGTTCTAAATTCTTGTACTGTATTACATGGTTGGTAATTTACTTTCTCAGTATCAATACCAAACTTCTTCATTAACTCTCTGTCTACTGCAGCTTCTGAATCATAGAAAATAACATTGTAACCCATGTCAATTGCTCTTGCAATAGAGTTTAAGATTAAGAATGTTTTACCAGTACCAGATGGTCCTGCAATTGAACAAGATCTGTTATTAGGCCACCCTTTAAAAAGTGAACCACTGACACATGCGTTTAAGTGATAGTTACCCGTGTCAATCCATTCTGTAACTTCACTAAATGTTGAATGCTCCATAACAGAACCTAATGGATTAATTTCCTTTAGCTCTTTATTTATGTCGTCAAAACTAAATACGTTCTTTTTAGCCATGTCTTATTATTTTATTTAGTTATATGGTGATTATATGATTTGTTTAGAGAACATTATCATCACCGAACTCAGCCTTCTCTTTGGCTCTTAATGTGTTTAATTCTTCTGTTAATCCTCTAGCTCTTTCTTCTAGAGCTTTAATACTGTCTTGAACATCTGCAAGTCCATGTAGAATTCTTTGATATTCTTTCACGTACTCTTGTTGTTCTAAAGGCAGGTCTTCTATGTTAATCTTTCCTTCCATAGTCGTCTTCTATTCTAACTATATCATCTTCGCCGAAGTAACTTCCCATTTGTACTTCAATAAAAATGATAGCCTGAGAACCTGTGTTCTCAATTCTGTGTTTACATCCCTGTGGGATAGTTAATATATTACCTGGTGAAATAATTTCTGTTACACCGTCTCTCGTAAGTACACCAGTACCTTCAATAATAGTCCAAACTTCAGATCTTTTATTATGATACTGATATGACAGTCTACCGCCTGGTTGGACTGTAATCTTTTTAACTTTTACGTTATTTTCATCGAGCAGTACCTCGTACTCGCCCCATGGTCTTTTGTCTATATTAGTCATAGCCTAAAACTGCATCATCCCTTTTATCTTCCTCCTCTTTTGAATCAAATAGATTAAGTTGAGATGAAATGAATGAGTAAGTTCCATTTTTATAGTCTTTCCAGTAGAGTTCTCTTACTTTACCTCCGAGGTCCTGATCGTTCGGATAGTCTTCTACTAGCTGTTTAATTTCTTGTATTGTCATAATTTTAAAATAATGCTGATGCGTAAATTAAGTTTGTATCTAAGGTCTGAAGACCAATTGCTGTTAATACTCTATTAAGTGGGTCAATCATACACTTTTCAAACTGTGTATCGAAATCTACTTTAGGAGCAATTTCGTAAGGATGTTCACCTGGTAAATAGGCAAATACCTCAGAGATTGGAGTCTTACAGTTATAGATTTTTAGTTTCTCACCGTTACCGATTACTTTGTACTTATTCTTAAACTTTTTATTTTGATTAAGAATATAGTTGTAATACCCTGCTGCTTTTACATTAGCTGGACATTTTAATCCTACTTGGAACTCAATTTGATCGTCGACAATATACTTCTCAATGTTGTTAGTTCTTCTATTGAATGAGATGTCATCGATGTTTGCAAGTTGAAATTCTTTCTTAGAATTCTTCATGAATGTGACTAATTGTTGTAGTTCTTCAGCACCGGGAGTTTTTTGTGACTTAAATAAAATTCTAAGAGCTTCTACCAGTTTTTCGCGGGCGAATTTTGGTGTAGAAGATTGGATAGTATCAAAGCCGATTGTTTTTACTTTCTTAAGTGATGGGTGTCTATCGGTAGTTTCCAATTTATCATCCCATGCAATGTTTTGAATATACTTCTTTTTAGACATCCAAATACCATTATATGCTAGAGATTCTAATTCAAAGAATAAGAAGTTGTCTGTGTTTCTAGAGTCTGCATATTTCTTCATACATGCCGTGATGTAATCCTTGAGTCTAAATGCATAGAATGCTAGAATAAACTCGTCGATAGGTAGAGCTTTAGACTCATCGTTCCAAACGATAGTCTCATAAAGATCTTGAAACTGCACGTAACACGAGTCAGTGTCAATATAGATTACTGCAGGCTTTTCAACTTTACCTTTTACTGTTAAGCCGAACTGCTCGTGTACTTTAGTGTCTTTATGCCAAAACTCTTGACAATACTTATTCAATATAGATTCAGAGTAGAGAATAGCATTCTTACCCTGTTTAGTTATCGACTCGGCGATATTGATATTAAAGAAGTGAAACCATTTGTTACCGAATGCACCGTAGATAGAGTTAAGAGTTAATTTTACTGCTTGTTCATAAGCCGTATATTTAGCAGATAACTGCTTGTAGTGGTCTACAAGCAGCTCCGCCTCTTCTCTACTAAGTTGATCGATAGGTTTCTCAGAGAGTTTCGTTACGTTCATATTAAGCCGTTTGGCAAGTAGATACTGTTAGTAATGTATTTGATTCTGTTGATTGGAAAACAATTTTAGAGTCTGCAACGTGTACAGTTTGCTCTTCTCTGTCTAATAGGTTTAAGTACTTTTTGTAAACTGTTACTTCACCTTGTCCATTTGATTCTGGGTTGATTACCGCGTTGAATGATTTACCATTTACACTAACACCTTTACCATTCGCTTGAACGCTAAATGTTTCATCTTTGTCAAGACCAAATAGGTTCTTAACTTTATTAATAGTATGTGTATCGATATTAAAGCTGAATTGTGTATTGTCAGTTGCAAAGATAGCTGCTTGCTGATCTGCTGTTAAGTCTTTAAAACCTAATGAAGGTTCTGAACAAGATAGAGTAATCTCTAACTCATCGTTAAACATTCTCAAAGAAGAAGCAATTAACTCACCTTCTTGCTCGATAAATTCAATTTCACCTTTAATAGCATCTGCTTCAAAATGTTTGATAGCTTCAATTACTTTAGCTCCTTCAAAGAAGGCAACTTTCATCTCTAAATCTGTGTCAGGCCATTCGCTAATTTGAAAGATCTGGTCACATGCAATAGAGTGTGATTTTACTGCGTCTCTCTGTGGTAAATAAACTGCTGAATGAATTTGTCCACTTTGAATTTTCATGTAGACAAAAGAATCAATTAGTTTTACCCTGTTAATAAAACCAGTTAAAGCATGCTGGTCTATTCGATCAATTTGTAGTTTCATAAAGAATATATTTTTGTTTGATTATTATATTGGTTGATGGCTAGTTGTTTCATAAAAAAAGCCCAAGGTCCTAGAATCTTGGGCTTGTTTTTTCTATAGTGTTTAGCTTAAAATTTTAAGCCAAAGCCTAGAGTTAGGTTAGTTGTTTCTGCTCCTAAGTCGTATACAATTTTTGGGTCAACAAAAATCATGTCGTTTTTAAAAGTAAACATTTTACCTACGCCTAAATGCATTTGATCGAAATCAAAATCATTCATAGCTGCGTAACCGAAGAAACCTTTGTAAAAGTATCTTCCGTTAAGATTGAAGACCATGTCCTCAGTCGAATCTGCTTGAGCAACACTCATCCCGATCATATAATCATCAGAAAAAGCATACCCTATTGTTGGTGAGATAGACCATTCCGTCCATGCCACATTGTCAATATCGCCAGTACCAACGTACCAGTCGCCTTTAGCGTTTTGCGCTGTTGCACTGAATACTGTGAATACAGCTAGTGCCATTGTTAAAATAAAATTTCTCATTTGTTAAAATTTAGGTTAATTTAATTATTTAATAATGCTAGTCTATTCTAGTATTGTCAGAGCTAGCGTAAGCCTCCATAGAGTCGGAGGTTTTTCTTAATGTCTTTGTAGTTGTTAACGAATAATCGTTCATTTCTTTCTTAATGTGGGATGTTATAGAGATAACTTTTGATTTGTTCCAAAATAATTGTACTTATTTGCAAAATAATTGCCATTTTTCTTTCTAGTGTCATATTTTTTGATTATATTAGTACTGTAATATATACAATATGATAAAGTCGTACACACAATTCAACTTATTGTTAGAAGCTCAACAGAGATTGAAGCTAAACATACCTCGTGATGTCAAAGATCTACATAAACTCTTTAAGAAGAATAAGAGAGAACTTTATGTAGTTGGTGGTGCGGTTAGGGATGCAATGTTAGGTATCAAACCAAAAGACTTTGATTTAGCTACTGATGCTAAACCAGATGAAGTTGTAAAAATACTTAAATCTGGTGGTATTGATACTATCGGTGAAGTAGGAACTCAATTCGGAGTTGTAATTGCAAAAACTCCTTCATTTAAAGAGGGTATGGAGATTGCAACTTTTAGAGAAGATATTGGTAAAGGTCGAAGACCAGATGCTGTTAACTTTTCTACAATTGATAAAGACGTTCTAAGACGAGACTTAACTATCAATGCTTTATTCTACGATATTGAAAAGAAAGAAGTAGTAGACCTAGTCGGTGGTATTGCGGATATTCAATCTAATTCTATTAGAACTGTAGGTAGAGCTCAAGAGAGATTTGAGGAAGATCCATTGAGAAAACTAAGAGCCCTAAGATTTGCTGGTAGAACTGGAGGTAAGATAGAAAAGAATACTGCAGAGGCTATTATTTCTGATAACTCTTTAGAGGGAATTAGTGCAGAAAGAATTAGAGATGAATTTAAGAAATCTATAGAAACTGCAAAGTCTCCAAAGAAATACTTACAAATGGTGGAAGACTTTAAGCTTTGGCCTGTAATGTTTCCTACTGTTTACGTCAATAAAGACTTCATCAATTCAAAGGATTGGTTGGTACAAATAGCTAATCTGTTTTTAGTAAATGAAAATAGCCAGATTAAATCTCAAATGAATAAGTTAACATTTTCAGATAAAGAGATTAAAGCTATTATTTTCTTGAAGTCTCTTCTAACTCTAAAACCAGAAGGTGTATTTGAATTGAGTAAGAAGAGAGATAGTGTAGACTTAGATAAAAAGACTATCCTAGAATTCTCAGTATTGAAAAGATTAGATATGAAAATGATTAGAGCTTTTCTTAAATACAAACCTTCTACTAACGGTAGAGATGTAATGAAGCAATTTGATGTGAAAGGTGCAGAGATTGCTGATAAAATCAGAGAGATAGAAGCTGAAAAGTTTTCCAAACTGCTATAATAAATAAGGGCCGGTAGTAGCGAACTCCGGCCCTCTTTTTCCGAGAACTATCTCGGTCCTAAGACGTGGTCTTCAAACCACACCTTTAACCGTCACAGGCAGCACAATCTGGATCGATTGCTGCAGTAGCAATATCGCCTCTTAAAACTGACTCTGTTCTCATATAATAAAGTGTCTTGACGCCTTCTTTATAGGCTTCTAAGTGTACTTTATTAATGAACTTAGAGTCTGCTTGTGTTGGGAATGCTAAATTTAAGCTTACTGCCTGGTCAACATACTGTTGTCTAACACCAGCCTGCTTTACTAAGTCTAATTGATTTATCTCTTTAAATGTCTTAAAGATATTCTTAACAGGGATCCAGTTATCTTTGTCTGTTTCTGGCAGATCTTCAAACTTCTTTTTACCCATTAAGTTTTCTTTGTCACCGATATGAGTGGCTATCTTTACATACCAATCATCTATGAAATCTAAGCCTTGTACAGAACCACCATCTTCTAGAATTTTATCCCATGTCTTTCTAGTATTCTTATTAATTACTTGTAAGAATTTCTCTAATACTGGGTTCTTTCTAATAAATGTACCTTTTGCTGTTTGTTCTGTAAACACGTTAGCAGCCCAAGGCTCGATACCTGCAGATACATTACCTGCTAGCTTTGAGTTCGATACGGTTGGTGCAATGGCTCTGAGGTGAGTGTTTCTCATACCTGTATCTCTACACCATAGAGGTTCACCATATTCCATCGCCATATCTCTACTGGCCTTCTCTGTCTCAGTTCTTAATTGTTGGAATATCTTTCTAGTCTCAAATTGAGCTGATAGTCCCTCGAATGGAATACCTCTTTCTTGTAAATAAGTATGCCATCCTAGTACACCAAGACCTAACGCTCTACCTTTTTCTGCAGATCTTACAGAGTTCTCAAAACCTCTCATGAATTTTGCTTTCTGAATAAATTCATCTAACACTCCATCAAGGAACCATGTCGCTGTGTAAATAAGATCTGTATCTTTCCACTCATCATATCTTGCTAAGTTTACTGAAGATAAACAACATACGAATGAGTGAGATTCATCTGTGTGTAGAGTAATCTCAGAGCAAATGTTGGTCATATAAACTTTAAGGCCATTCTGCTTATACGCGTCCGGGTTTGCTCTGTTTATGTTCCCTTTGAACATTACATAAGGCTCTCCAGTTGCTTTTCTTTTTCTAAGAACTGCAACCCATCTTTTACGAGCCTCTTTGTCACCTTCTTGTACCTTCTGCATGAAACCATCTGGTACAACAACACATTGATGAAGATTAAGTGACTGTCTGTTGACATCACCTTTAGGCTCTCTAATTTCTAACCATTCCCAGAAATCACCATGTTCAATATCGATATTTACTGATGCTGCACCACGTCTTACTGAACCTTGGTTTGTAGCTAGTATTGTAGAGTCATAAATCTTACAGAAAGGTACAACACCATCTGATGTACCATTACCGGTAATCTTTGCACCGGCTGGTCTGATTTGATTTACACCAATACCTACTCCACCACCATGTTTTGCTAAGAGCATCATCTCTAAGTTCTTAGAACCTATATCGTGAATAGAGTCTGCTATATCGATACCAAAACAAGAAATAGGTAAACCTCTTTCTAGTCCTGTGTTAGATAAAACTGGAGAGGCTAGGTTTAACCAACCCTTCCAGATATAATCAAAAAATTTGCTTGCTAATTCAGGTTTACCTAAACGTTTTGCTACTGTAGTTGAAACTCTCCAATAAGCGTCTTTTGGTTTTTCACCGTTAAATAGGTAACCTGCTGATATTGTTTTTACATACACCTCGGTATTTGCCCAGGATGGAAAATCTACGTCGATCTTCCAGCCTAGGTGCTCGCCGTGGTTTTTAATTTTGTCTGCCATAGTTATAGTTTAATCGAATAAATCGTCTTCGTCCCAGTTTTCACCTTCACCTGCTTTAGAGTAATCAGTAGATCTGATTGCAAAGAAGTCAGTGTGAGTGTGTCCACCTGTTAAATGATAGAACCATTCTAATTGATCTGCCGATTCCTCGTCAAATTCAAAAGCTGATTCGTAACCAAGCTCAATTAGTTTTTCATTTACTCTCTTAGTAATGAAATTCTTTAAGTCTTTAGCTTTTAAGTTATCTAAATCTCCTTGTTCGAACATTTTATCGATAAACTTGTGCTCTAATTCCTTAATAAGCTCTCCTGCTTTTAATATATCGGCTTCTACCGATTGTTTCAAGTCTGGATATTCTTCACACATGTGTCTGAATAATTTACATCCCATTCTAGAATGTAAAGATTCATCTCTTACTGACCACTTCATTTGTTGGCCAATACCTTTTAACAAGTTTCTCATTTGGAATGAGTATAAAACTGCAAAAGAACTGTAGAGTGAACAACCTTCAGCGAATGCTGAGAAAATAGCTAAAGATCTTGCTACTTCTTTTCTAGCTTGTTTGTCTCTCTTTAAGTCTTCATGTGTATATGGTGCAGAAGTTGAAGTTAATAGTTCAAACTTTTCTGCAGTTGCTGGTTCGTGTAAGAATGCTTCAAAATCTTCAAGACCTAAAGTTTCGTTTAAATAAGAATATGCAGTTGCATGGATAGTCTCCTGTGAACCGAACATCATAGCCATCTGCTTGATTTCGTGTTTAGGGAACCATGTCGTTACATATTGTGTCCAATAGTCAGATACTGCACATTCTGTCTGTGCAAAACCCAACAATATATTACCTACTAAATGTTTTTCATGAGGTAAAAGATTTTCATTCCAGTCTTTTACATCACCCTGCATAGAAATTTCAGTGTGTAGCCAGAATGCTTGAGCTTGTTTTAACCACCCTTCAGTGTAGTATTCTGGGTACTCAAATGGTTTAAATGGGATACGTTCGGTAAATAATGACATTTGCTAATTTGTTTTTTTAAGTTATTTCAAAAGTTTTTAAATAAAAGGTCTATAAGACCAAAAAAGGTCTGATTCGACCTAAACTTAGACTCTTAAAAACCCGTAAAATTATTAGCAGCGCTGCTGTTAGATTATATATCTTAACGCTGCTGGTAATCTTCAGATTTAGAGCCTAAATTTTTTCTCAAGTTCGTGCGCTTTTTCATAATAATCATAAGAAGTTTTCTTGTATTCTCTTCTTTGGTCATATAAATCTGCCAATATCTTTTTAAGAATACTATCTTCCTTCTTATAGACTACGCCATTCTCACAGACAATTACATCTTTATCCTCTCGGCGATCTTTAATCTGTGATTCCTCTACCATTTCGACGAATGAGTCAGGAGAAATGTTAAACTGCCTCATAATCGATGGATATAGTGATGCAAAGTCAAATGCACTTACACCACCATAATAACCGACAATTGGTTGTTTAACGAATGCTCCTTCATATTTGCTATCCTTCTTACTGTCTTCTCTGTCATATTCTACACCGATACGTTTTCCTAGTTCGGTAAGTTTACGAGCCATTAGAGATTCAGTAACAGCCACTGGTGAAGCGGCTTTATACAAAGGCATTCTCGTGATTGTTGCTAATGTTAGCAGTACTTCCATCGACCTAAGCTTTTGGTCAATGTAGTAAACCAAGACAGAGTCAACTACGTTATAGAAAACATACTTTTGAAAGTCGTTTTCGTAGAGGTCTTGGAGAGAACCTGTGTATTGGATCTTGCTTATACCCTCGAGGACTGCTCCGGAAACGAATGCTAACGCATTAGATTCTTTAACCGCAACTGACCTATCATATTTATCATACAGTTGCATGTAGTCCAAAATACCCATGTGAAGTGGGCGAGAGTCTTTTCTATCAAGCGAACCAGTAATAGCAACTTCTGTTAAATCAATCTGTAAGATTTTACATCTGTTGACAATATATTGCCAGTCATAGTTGATAAAATTCCAACCAGTCATCATAGGAAACTTAGGTAAAAACTTATGTAGGAATGTATAAACCATGTCATACTCCGACTTAAATTTGTAATAACTAAATTCCCAGTCTTGGTCGTAACCAGTAAAGTGTTTATTGTTATCGTCTTCAATCTTTTTAATCTCATCGGAAGACAGATCTTCAAGACCTAATACGATAGCTTTTCTTTCTGGTGTGATAATTGAAAAGGTTAAGATTCTAGACTTAGCCTCTTCAGGTTTTGGGAAGCCATCAACAATCTCTGTCTCAATATCGACAAAGTATGTTTTAGGCATATTAAACTCAAAGATTTCATCTTGGTCTTTTTGTGGAAGACCATCCATGAAGTAAAGTAATGAGAACTTATTAAACGATCTAGCTAAAGACTTCTTGATTGGACGACCATCCCAGTTTGTGACGTTTTGGTCTTTCCATCTATCATCTTTTTTAGCAACTACCCAGTTTTGAAATTTATCGATTGGATAACGTTTGAAAGCAACTTTGCCTTCTTTATCGTAATAAGATACTATTACTTCTTTTTCTAATTGTTCAATATCTAATAACATTAATAGCCTCGGTTTTGTCTGTCGTGATTTTCTGCATTCTTCGCCATGTACAAGTTAACAATATCTTTTGAAGTCATACCAATAGAAATTGCAAAGTTCATATAGAAATGCAATCCATCAATCCATTCATAAAATAGTTCTAACTTGTCCTCTTCAGACAAATCTTCAATCTTCATATTAGCTGCATCTTTATGAGTACCTTTCCAGTACTTCCAAGCTGCTGAGCCAATTCCATCATTGATACCTCCTAATGCATCAAACATTTCGTTTAGTTCGTCTGACATTGCATGTTTGTTAACACACCAGAAATCTGCGATTTCTTTTAGTGTCCAACCAGTAAAGTCGAAACCTAAACGTTTTTGTAGTTCTACTTGTTTGTTGTAAATTAGGCCGAGTGTATCTTCAGCTTCTGCGTGAAAGTCTTCAACTTTCAAATCTGCACATTTGTTATCTGCGTTCGCCATATTGTTTTATTTGTAATTTATAGTTAAAATCATTTATCTGTTTCAAGTTCTTGACCCCAATCTCTGTACGATTTTGTTAACAATTTCGTATCTGCTTTTTCTGGTTTAGGGTCGCCACCAACATTCCAGAACCAGGCTCCAGGTTTTCCATGTTTAGTCATGAACTCCCAGGCCTTTGCATCGTAATTTAATGCCGATGGAAATGGTGGAAAATACTTTTCATCTACGTTTTGTGTAAATGCTTTCGGATGAGACCAAATAGTTGCACTACCTCTTTCACCTTTCTTGATATTTCTTGCAACTGCAACTGCGTTAAATTTAGTTTCAGGCCACGCTATTTGCAGAGACCTTTGTAGAACGCCAGTAGATATTGCTGACCACGCTTCTTCTGGATAACCATGTGTTTCTGCAAGGTCGTATGCAACTTTGACAGCGGCTGCTGTAACAAGCTCATGTCGAAGTCCGAGTGGAATAAAGAATGCATCATTATCTTCTGCCCATTTCTTAGCATGAGCATTTAAGACTGGCATTGCTGCAATTCTCTTAAACTTCATTTCAGCTCCTCTTTCTACACAGATAGCTTGGTGGTCTGATATTTCTTTTTGACTTGGACTAAATAGTACAAGTTTCTTATTATATTTCTTTGCTAAATAAGCAAGTGAGATACCTGCAAAACCATACCTAGGTTGAACATATACTAATGTATCTTTAGGACAAGTTTGAACTAGAATATCTCCGAATCTACATTTAGAACCAAAACCCATCATGTCTTCTCTTACTACTTTGAAGCCATCATGGTCTACTAGTTCTGGTGCTGGAAACGGATCTTTCCAATCACCAGCTAAATCTAACCATGCCTGTCTGTTTGGCATCATCAGATTTAAGTCTTGGTTGACTAATAGATTTGTATGTTTATTATGTGCCATAAAATTCTGCTACTTTTTTCTTATATGCTTCTGCTGTTATACCAGCTTCTGCAATTATTTTATCATCGGAAGGATGGTGTTTCATTCCGTTAAATGTTTCTACTAGACCTAAGTCCAACATTGCTTTTTGTCTACCGTATGGGTGGTCTATTATTGTAGATGAATTCCAAAGAGTGTCCATGTTAATATGTTTATAGTCAGCTCCTGGTCTCATGTAATTCTCAATCCATCGAATAAAGTCACAAGCTACATCCTCTGCATTATACGGAAGAGAGCCTGTTTGTTCATATATTTTTGTCATCACTGCATCTAGGAAAGGTTCTGATTTCTTACCTTTGCCTTCTACAGGATCTGCCAAGTAACCAATACATTCTATTGCATTCGTACCATAGTAGAACATTGATTCTTTATTGATATATTGTGGAAACCAATCTGCTACATCAGCAATAACTGCAGCATATTGGAATTTATATTGTCTTAACCCATTTGCAACATTCCAATCAAACATCCATTGACCTAAGTCTCTTAGATCTTTCTTACCACCTTCTTCTAAATAGTTAGCCATATCTCTAGCTAAACGTGGTGCAAATTCACAGAGGAAATAGTCGCCACCTCTCTTATATTGAAACTGAGGACCTTCAAACCCCGACATTCCTACAAATACATCCTCGTTTTGTTCTGGAACTGGGGGTTTTGGGAAAGCTGGGAATTGATACCCAACAGAAGTGTAGAATGACTTGGTTGCTGCTTTAACTTGCTCACACATTTGTTCTATAGAATCAGATTGCCACAAGTCGAATAATAGCGTGTTATGATAACCGCTTGGCTTGGTAGCATAGTTAATTGCAGATCCACATACTCTATGCAGTATGAATAGGTAGAGCCACTCTGGTAGGCCGAAGACATCTTGTTTACCAGTCCAGTTATTAGCGACTTCCTTGCGCTGTTCTGTAACTAGACCTTCCTGCATTCTTGACCAGTAAGGGTGTTCTTCAGTCCAACCGTAAAAAACATCATTTACGATTTGACTAAAACCAGCATACTTCCTTTCGACTACATCATACAGCTCGATATGTTCCATCAACGGATCGTCCATTCTTGACTCGGCGTGTGGAATGTGGCCTAGGTTACTCTTTTTCTGCTGGTCTAAGGCTAACTCATAATACCTGATAAACTCATCATAGTATCTGGTAGTCTTAATTTTACACTCTTTACTCATTCACTTCTAGTATTTCCCATGTGAAGGTTTCTCGGTTTCTCTGGTATTGTTCCATTGACCACTCAATTCTGTCTGTACTGATTTCAATGGTATATGGTCTTTCAATAATTTGAGATTGTTCTCCCTCTATTACATTTGGTGTTATTAGTATTTTGTAGGTTTTCATAAATTTAAAATAGCGCTTGCGTTACTTTTATTAGTTTCTTATTTGGTTCGTCTTTCACTAAGTCCCATCTGTAGAACTCACGTGCAATATGTACAGACTTTGGTTTTTCCATTACGTCAAATGTTAATTCACCGAATGAATTGTAGAATACCTCTGGATGTTTCCAAGTCTTCCAACCATTTCTAGTACACATTTCTCTTACCAATCTGTTGAATTCTTTTACTAACTCTGTTCTCTCTGCCCAAGTACCAAAGAAAGGCGTATCTTTATAGTAGCCTGTTTTTGGTAGTGGTCTAGACTCATTCTCAATTGGTAATGCTTGAACAACATCAATCTCATCAATCTCTAAATCTATTAGTTGTTGTTCGTAATCAGCCATCATCATTTTTAAAGACTTAGATGGATTATCTTGTCTCATAAGATGATGTCTTATATCTATATTCCCTAGATAGATGCGCAGTGCCGTGATGTTTTCAGGTACATAAGAGCGAATACCTCTCCTTAATGTACCAAACAGGGTTAAACCATCATGGCGATCAGTCATGTAATTAGGTGTGTATTGACTGAAACTATGCGAGTCACCGAAACACAGCGATGTGGTCTCAGTGATTTTATCTACTCTGGGAATAGTAGCGCAGATTTCCTTAGCATCTTTTATTTTGTCCTCAAGGGTTTTAAAAAGATCAGAACCTGTCTTTAAGCGTTTTTCAATTAGTGTACCGACACAAGGCATATCATGGTGGAGCGAATACATCCGTACATCTGGAGCGAACATTCTAGTGATTTGATGATACAAGTCGTCGTTCGCCCCACCGAAGATATTAAAGTTGCCTTTAAATTCCATACCGTGTTCTAAAAGAACTACGTCGAAATCGTCTGCCTTCCAAGCTGAATTGTCTGTAATAATTTCAACATGCTCATAACCTGCATGTTTTAACTGGTTAGCTAGGTGGAATGCCCAACCAGATTTATGTGAAGTAGGTCTTGCACTTAGCTTTCCAACGAGAGCTGAAATTGCAATCCTTATATTAGTATCTTTCTCTAAGTCTGTGAAATAGACTAGGTTACTCTTTGTCTCCATATCCAGCGTCTGCGTCTGTTAAATTAATAGGTTTTTCAGTCTCACCATAACCATATTTCTTAATATAGTTATCGAGGCCACCAAGATAGGCTACGGCATCTAGAAGATTGTCTTCTTTATAGTTGTAAGAATGTCTGCTTAATTTAAGTGCGACTAGCGCTGCATACATATCAGATCCTGACCACTCTTTACCGGTCATACCTGAACAGATCATCGCGGCACGTCTCATGCCTTCTTCGAAAGGACCGTACATACGTTCTTTTTCTTCAGATCTGTTGTTAATAATTTCGTCTGCTGTTTTTAGAATGTTTTTGCTCATATAATACTAGATTTAACTGTAAGTATTATAGTAAGAAAGCCGCGAATGTTTCACGGCTTTCAGTAGATTATTTGGAATAAACGTTCTCGATAATAAACTCGGAGTCTTCTATAATTAGAAACTCTCTGGGTAGAGTATCAATACAAAATACATTATCTGCATTTGAAATCTGTTCTCTCTGAGTGTGTCCAACGATTTGAATGATTTCTGGGTCAATCGGATCCTCACGAAGAGCAGCCGGCCTAATCCAAAAAGGTCCATCATGGGGAGAATTTCCACGAATCTCTTTTCCACTATGATTAAAAAGATCTGGTCTCTCAGCCCAAAGCAAATTAATTTTATCTGCTAACTCAAACATATTACCAGGTTTTGGAGTATGTTCAAAATACCAAGTCTTGCTTGTTCCAGCATGAGTAACGAGTACATTGTTATATTGCCATGCAGCTTCAAGATTGTGCATGTTCTTCTTCAGGAGTTCCCAAATCTCTGTTGCAAAGAAATGAGAGTAGCCGCCATACTGACCTCTACACCAAGGCATATAGTGAAAGTCGTGGTTACCGATTAGAAGAGTTACATTGTCTGGATTAGACTCTTTGAACTTAATAATATCCTTGAAGTTTTGAATTTGTACTGCAGGAGTAATTAAGAAAGCATCAAAGTAATCACCAACAAACACAAAGTGGTCAGCATCCTTATGCTTACTGACAATAGGCTTCCATGTGTCATGTCCATGGATGTCTCCGATAAAAACAATTTTATTCATCGTCTTTGTTTTTGTGTTTCTTCTTTCTTGTATAATTCTTTTTAGACTTTTGAGTCTGCTGTGTCATCTTCTTAGAAATATGATGTGCAGCCTCACCAGAGGACCACCCTCCGTTGAAGTCTAATTTATCATCATTTTTCTTTTTCTTGTTCATCACAGTACTAATATAATAAAAAAGCCTGACATAAAAAAATATCAGGCTAACTTTTTTGTAAAAATTTTGTCCTTATATAGGCCATATTTGTACGGTGCCTGCATCGTACCACTCACTATACCATCCTCTTTTATTAAGTTCCTTTTCCCACTTGACATTTACTCCCAGCTCATAACCTCTGCCTTCAGCATAGTAGTCATATATTACTTGTCCTTTGAACTCATCCATATCTTCTCCTGAAACCCAAATACCTCCTTCGCTTCCGTTAAATTCTTCTGATGTTCCAGCTATTCTCATATACTTGTCAACGAACTTCATCATATCTTCTCTGTCTAACTTCTTTTCGTTAACTACAGATTCTGCAAGTTCCCATTCTTTTTCAATATGTTGAAATGTTTGCATTTGGCTTTTACCTGTAACGTCTAGATAAATTTCAACCGCATTAAATTTTGGCTTAATAGCTTTAATTTCATACGACAAGGCTCCACCACCATACTTTTTCTTCTTTTTAATGAAATCACCTACTTTAAATTTAAGTTTCTTTTCAGTAACTACAGATTCTGCATAAGCTTCAATATCCCATTGAATTCTCTGCATTACATCTTCTCCTCTAAATTCTTTCTTAGCCCACTGTAGTAATCCTGGTTCATGCTTTGCATTTTGTGCCATATCGTATGCATGTCTCCAACCATCATTAGAAGCTACATCATCAACCCACTGTTGATATTTCTTATAGTTCCACTTTACTTTCTTAACTGCTTTCTTATGTGGACCATCACCTAATTTAGAGGTAGCAGCATCATAAGAGCCTGGCATAAATACTCCAACGTATGAACCATCACCATATCTAATCTCTTTTCTAAATCTTCTTAGAGAATAATCGCCGCCTTCAATTTGCTTTCTTGTTGTAACCTCTCCCTGTCTTCTACCTAATTCGATTTTCATCGCTTCAGCTTTCTTAGGATCTGTCTCAAAATGTAGATCTTTAACTAATTCACCAGGACGTTGGTCAAACTTTTCGTTTACGAAAGCTTTGAAAGTTAACGCTAGATCTTCTGCTTGTAAATTCTTCACTGTACCTTTTTGTTTTTTCTTTTCCTCGTCGTCATCAATATCTGCGACTTGAACCATTGTGTGAGGGAAATCACCTGAGCCTAATTGTCCAGCTGAAGGAAAAGCAACGCCTCCCATACCACCGATAATAGCTGGAGTAATCGCAGTCTGTTGATAGGTCTCATCTACTGTCTCTGGTAATTTATCGTGTTTTGTTGAAGCGTATTTCTTTAGATCTTTCTTAGTCATACCATCTACCATAGATTTAACTTTATCTCTATAAGCTGAGTCTACGTCTTTAAGTTTCATACTACCAGATTTAACTGCGTATGCAACTCCCATTAATCTCTGTTGTGATTTACTTACTGATGGCATTTCTTTTCTCTAATTCTTTTCTAATTATGTTCTTCTTTCTACGCATGTTGGAATTCTCGTAAGCCTTTAGTAACTCTTCTGTTGAAGTGTTGTGAACAGTGTAATGTTTCCATGCCCATTTCTTGGTCATTTTATTATTACTGTCTCTTTTATATTCTTTACTACTTTCTTTTAATTTACAAGATGCCAACTCCTTTTTTAGTATTTTTACTTTGCGTCAATCTGCATGACTTCACCAGCTCTTAGCTCTAGGTTATTATCACCTACATCAGAAATTGTACCGAAGATTACATCATCTTCTGTAGCAATAGCTGAATTTTGGTAAGACTCTTTGTCAAACTTTCTTTTGTATTTACCAGCGTCAACGTCATCTGCAAAACCAACATTGATTACCATATCACCATCTAATAGTGCAATGTATAATGAAGAAGCAAATTCACCTTCTAAATCATTAAGGCCATTTACCTCATCCATAGACCACTTAGATAGATCTGCTGTTACGAATACAACTCCGTCCATACTACCTACTGCTTTCTTAACCTGGTCTAAAATCATTTTATGTGCGTCTTTCTTGAATTTGTCCCATTCCTTGTTTACTTCTTCTAAAGTACCCATGACATCACCTTCATGTTTTAGGCCTTGTATCTGCTTCTTGAAAGCTTGCATAATCTTACCGATTAAGCCTTTAGCAGAATAGTAACCAGAAAGTCTATATGTTTTCTCGTTTAAAAACTGTTCGAATGTTGGAATTATTTTCATATCTTTATCGTGTTATATTACCAAGCGTAGTCGAAACTATCAATCTTGTTGATTTTATCTTTAACGTCTTTAGCGTAGTTCTTAGCTTCTCTCTCATAGTAAGATTCTCTTTCACCGTATCTAGCTTCAGATTCTTCACCTTGTCTAATGTAATCTACATATCTACCATAGTTATCTAAGATATTCGACATGTGTTGAGATGCGTCTCTTGCTTTTACATCTCTACCTTTAGGACTTACACCTATTTTAATTTCATTGTATTGAGTCTTCTCACCTTTAGCTAAACCATCTGAGATTTGCTTAGCCAGTTTATCGATTGCATCTGATACCATTTTATCTAGTGGTAAACTTGCTGCTTTATCAGCTAAGATCTTGTGGTATCTATTTACGTTAGCATCTTTAAATTCTTTATCAGATTTGAAAGCTGATGCACCTGCTTTAGCTTCTGCTCTAGCTTTTCTTAATTGGTCAGTAGAATACTTTTGTCTAATTAATTCTAAGTTAATAACAATAACTCTATCAGACATCTCTGCAATTCTCTTACCGTTGTTAAGTCCTGATGCGCCCCAACCTCTGTATTTATGGTTGATACCAATTTGTCCTTCGTCACCTTTTTTATCTTTAGACCAAACTCTACCACCTGACCATCTTGACCATTCGTTACGGAAGAATTGTCTATCACCAGACATAGCTGCTAATACAATACCTCCACCTGGAACCATCTTATAGTCATTCCAAGATCCGTTCTTTGTATCATAGTATGGGTTTTCTTTCTCATTATCTGAGATAAAGAAAAGTACATGGCTATTACCACCATAGTTCTTAAAGATTTTACTTACATCATTACTAATAATGAAATCTTCATCTTCAATTTTATCAAGAGCTACTTTAGATAATCCATAAAAACCTTTAGCTAACATAGAAAGATTTTTCTTACCTTGTTTACCCTCTCTACCATTCGATAAAACTGATCTTAAAATAGAAGAGTTAATTGCTTCGTTAAGAAAACCTTTAGCATTTAAGAAATCTCCGAATGATTCAAATAGGCTAAAAGATTCTTTTACTGGATCTAAGCCCCAATACATTGAGAAATCATATTTTACTGGATAGATTGCAAAGTCACCTACATTACCCTCTTCTGATTCGATGTTCTTAGTGAGGTAGTAGTCTCCCTTTACAGTTTCTTCAAAACCATAATCTTCAGCATCTGCCTTCATTTCTTTTTTGAACATTTGAGCAATTTTTCTGTATCTGTCGATTGCTATCACTTCTACAACATTATCGTTATAGTCGACTCCTTTTTCACCGATAGCTAATTCTTTAGCTTCGTTTAGTTTTTTATTTTCCATGTTTGTATTCATATTTTCTAATAGTCCGATTGCGATGTCTCCAACTTCTCTGTCTCCTTTGTCAACATACTTTTTATTAATGATAGCGAACTTGAAGCCATCTACTTCAATTGTATATGATGGAGCCATCGTATCGCTATAGAAGTATTTCTTTTTGTAACCACCTTTATCTAGTTCTTTACCGATTGCAAAGAAATCTCTAGCTTTACCTACAATAGATTCTAAATTATCTAAGTGAGTACCTGCATCATCTTTCTCGTTTACTGTAGATTCATCAACTTGTACTAGAGTATCATATAATACATCTTGTACTTCACCTCTGGAATCAGCATAGACATCTACTTCAAAGAAATTACCGTCTTCATCTTCTCCTCTATAGTATTGATCTTTACCTTCGTTACCGTGGTCATCAATTTCATCTTCGTACTCAAAGTCTACTTTATGCTTTTTGCCTTTTAGTTTAAACTCAACATAAGGCCATTTGTCTTTTAAGACTTTTACATTCTCACTAATTTCATCAGATAGAATCATTTCCTCTTCTTCAGAGTCTAATTCATTTAGAATTCTCATACCCCACTTTGAAAGTTTAATACCTTCTTCAGAGATATTGAAATACTTTCTGTTTCTAGAAGACCATTGTCTAGAATCAGCAGATAACTCAGAAAGAATTTTGTTGAACTCTTCTCTTGTCACCACACCATCTTTAATAGCTTGTAGGACTGCATTTCTTACATTAGCAGTTTTACCTACGGTTTTAGCAGGGTGGTTCTCTGTATATTTTCTTTTGATTTGTAATTTCTTACCTTCTGATAAAAAGTCTTCGAATGATGCCATGATTATCTTACTTTAATTTTTGCTAGGTGTCCCTCTTTTTCAGTGTACATAAATGCAAATTTAGATTTTGCAGTTAATGTTCCCATTGAGAAAGAAACGTATGCGCCTTCTGGTTTTTTTATGGCATTCTTGTATGCTTCTGTAGCAGAAGCTTCGTCTTCAAAAAGACCAATAATATATCTTTTACTTCCTTGACCAAAACTAGTATGTTGACCATCTAGTCTGTATCTTCTGCCATCAAACTCTACTTCAGTATGTGACATTACTAAAAATTTACTTTCACCTTTTTCAGGTAAATCATCACTGTGTTCTCCGAATGATGTTCTGTCACTAAAGTGATATGAGCCGAATTGGATTGACTCATTTACTGAGTTTTTGAAATCTTCGAATGATAAAACGTTTTCCATAATAATATGCTATATTTGTTTATATATTCTTCACAAACTCATCGAAGGTTAAGAACTCTGTCTCATTAGATTCTGCCATCACACCCATTGAGTCTTCTAACTTCATCTTTAATTCACCGTACATACCGTGAACTCCCTTCGGAGTTAATTTTTTAAATAGTCTTTCGTTGCCATCAAGCATCGCGTTTCTAACTTGAGTAGCTGAAATGTTCTTACCTGATCTTGGAATTTCAAATAGACCAAAATCATCTCTAACACCTAAGTCTTCTCTATACTCTTGCTTGTCTACTTGATAGCCATATACTTTCATTCTATCAGTTCCAGTTCCCCAAAGTACTGGTTCGTACTTAGGTCTTAATTCGTTGAACATTTTATCAATTGCTGCTGTTGGTAAAATAATTACATCTTCAATTGGATATGAAGACTTTAATCTGTTTAACATTGCTAATTGAGTTTCTTCATCATAAGGTCTCTTGAATGCATCTTCTGCTTTCTTAGTCTTAGACTTAATTAGGAAGATAACAACTGGATAGCCATTTTGCTTATTGATAGTTTCTATAACTTTTGCATGTCCTAATGTAAATGGTTGAAATCTACCAACAAACATATTTACGAGCTTCTTACCTTGGTCTTTATACTTTACAGTTAGACCTTCTGTAATTGGACTGATTTTACCATCAATTGATTGGTTAAGTAGATATTGTTTAAAATTCATGACATCGCCTTCGTTTGTTTTTGCCATCACCATATTCTCTATTTTCTCAATGATGTCATTTATTTCTTGCATTAGATCTGTATTAATTAGAGCAGTCTCTTTATGTCTTTTCTTTCTGAAAGAGCCTAAAGTAATTTTAAACAATTCCATTAAAATTTTATCTTGTACTAATGTTAGAGTTTTCTCGTTATTAATAAACTTTGTGTTTAACTCAAACATCGGAGACTCTGAAAAATCTGCAGAGTCAAATTTAGCACCAATATATTTTGTTGCATTTGCTTGAACATAGTCATTAAATATACTTGACATTAACTCTAAATATCTATAGCCTGGTTTTTCTTCATTCAATTGGATTGAAGCAAAATCAAACTGAGATAGGTGTTCAACAATATCTAAGATAGTAATCTGATACATGTCAGATGGTTTTCTATCTGGTCTAGGCTTTTTATTAAACTTCTCTAATAAGTATGATTGAATGCTTTTACCATCGTGAAAATTAATAATAAAGCCTGCAGCATCCTTAGATAGGTCATTCATTAAAGCTGATTGCTTCATGTTCTCATTGAAGATACCGTATATAGTTCTTGTGAAAGAAGGTTTTTCTTCATTCTCAAACATGTCTTCAAATTCATTGATTGACATTGCGAGAGTTTGCTTAAGTTTATCCTTTTGGCCTGAGTCTAGTAAGCCTTCGAAAATTACTGGTGGTTTTTCAACACCTAATTTATCTGCCCACTTATTAAGTACTTTAGTATCTCTAATTACCTTTCTAATTTTGTTAGGATTAGAAGGTTGTAATACTTGTATATGTGTTAGTATTAAATTTGATTTCGGTAATAAATCATAGTCAACATCTAGAGTTTTACTATCTGCTAGATATTCGAAACCGAATTTCCAATCGAATGGCATATCTTCTACAACATCTTGTGAAACAGATCTAAAATGTCTAATCGCATTCTCATAATATCTAACGATTGTTCTATCGACTACATTCATCTTGTCTTTAGAACCTGACTTATAGAATGCAAAATCATTGCCTTGTCTTCTAGCGTGAAAAGATGAGCCGTTAATTTTCTCAGTCACAATACATTTGTGGTTGAGAAGTTTGTCAACGTCTGCGATATTAGCTCCTTCGAAATATGTTTTTAAGTTATTTAGTGCCATAGTATTTTATTATCTACCGTATTTAATAATACCCATCAACTGGTTAATAGCGGCAAAAGTACCAGTTAACTTGAATGTTTTACCATTGTATTTAAAGACTAGACCTTCTGTTGGAATAATTGACTCGATACCACCAATACCTTCTAGTCTCTTTAATTCTTTTTCTACTTTATCGATTTGTTTTAGGTCGCCGTTCTTTCTAACTTTATCTGCTTCAGATCTGATTTGCTTATGTAATCTTGCTTTCTCAGCTTCTGGATTAGCAGCAACAAAATTAGAAACGTTCTTTAAAACATCTGCACCTAATTCTAAAAATAGGTTCTCGAAAGGTAGAATGTTTTCTTTATACTTCTTATTTCTTTGACCATCAAAATCTTTGACGGCTTTTGCTTGTTCTGGAGTAACTGCCTTCTTTAAATCTCTCATATTTAGAGTCTTCTTGTCTAAATATGCCCATCTTAATAAAAGACCTTCTTTTAATGCTGGGTCTAAATCTGCAAAGTTCTCTTCGATTTGGTTTCTCCACCAAGCCTCGTGATACATTTTGACTTCATCTTGATCTGATAAACCATAAGTATCTCTTAGTTTATTTATCGCTTTTTCGTAATAGCCGACTCTCTCATCAAAGTTAATATCTTTTGCTAGCTTTAAAATTTGAGGGGGAATTATTGTAAATGTTTTACCAATATCAGCTTTTAACTCTCTCAGTGCTTTTACTATTTCTGCTGCGATATTCTCTTCACCTATGATATTACCATTACCATCAGTAACTTTCATACCGTGGAATTGAATAACATCTCTATCATAGTAAATTACATTAGGGTTTTTGGAGTAAATTAACTCCATGTTGATAAAAGACTTACCGTCTTGGAATACAGATTGGTCCTTAAGCTTTGGGAGCGCTTCTGCTAGATCTTTAGCAGCGAAGATGAATGTTTCTTCAACCAGCTTTGAAGCGTGGCCAGTGAACATCTTAATGATACCATTTAAGTCGAGTGGATTAGCTAGTTGGCCTTTGTTTCTAGCAAACATAGCTTTACCATCCTTTACAGTTGCGAATACATTCTGACCATCTGTCTTTTCAGTTGGAGCCTCTTCAAAATCAAGACCTCCCTGTAAAGCAGAGTTCACAATTCTCTTAAAGTCAGCAAATGTAAGTGAGTTGTCATCGAATGGGTGCATCATGTGTCCTGCAGCCCCACCCTCAAATACGAAGTTCTCCAAGTTGTTTACCTGGAGCTTTTCGTTTATGAATTCTGTAAAATTTGTGTATATCTTCATAAGAAGTTTTTAGATTTATTTTATCCTAGTGATGATGTTAGTGCGCCAACTGCTGCACCATAGTCATCGCCGTGTTTGTCTAATAAACCGTCTACAACTTCTTGTGCTTTTTCTTCGTCAAATTTATCTCCGAATGCTTTTCCTAAAACAGTAAATGCATACTCTTTAAAATCTTCATCAGACTTTACTTCTGCTTCGTTAGTTACTCCTTCTTCAGCAACTTCTTCCTCTTCGCCACCTTCTTCAGATTCTTCTTCGTCCTCTTCTTTTTCAACTTCGATTTCATAATCGCCGTCTACTTTGATTTCGATTTCGTCTTCGGTAACTTCTTCGTTTTCAGTTTTAATACCTTCTTCTTCGGCATATTCTTTTGCGTTCTCTTTATCGTCAGCATCAACACCTTCGACATCATATTCTTCATCGCCAACTTTGAATTTATCATCACCTTTAGCGATAGCCTCTGCTCTTGCAGCACCGAATGCATTTCCTTCTTCAACTTCTTCCTCTTCTTTTGTTAGAGGGAATTTCTTACCGTTAAATTCAAATTCATCAGCACCTTCTTCCATTGCTTTAGCTCTTGCTGCAAAGAATGCATTACCTTCATTAATTACTGATTCGTTTTGGTAAATTAAATTGAAAGCATCTACGATTTTCTGAGCATGTTTGCTTAATCCCCATCCATCTAAATAAAGTGCAATACCCTCAACGATACCAATACCTGACCATCCAGCTGCGCTAGATATTTTGACGTAGTTATCATCTAAGAACCTCTTGATTGTCTTAGCACCTACTGGAATTTCTATACCACCTAGATTCTCTACTTTAATCATCACTGTTCTAATTTTACCGCCTAACGCCTTTCCTACGGGTTCAATGTAAGAATGGAAGTTAGCGTCTTGTAGTGCTTCCATAAGTAAATACTTGATTGCACCTAAGTGTGTAGTTTCATCTCCAGTTAGAGCTGAACCTTCAATCATAATACCTTCTAAAGTCTTAGCAACTTTCTTTGCGTCTTTTACATTACCTTTAGATGGTACGAATTTTTCGTTAATAACAAGGTGTTCAAAAGCTGGTTTTAATTCTCTTGGCTCATCATAAGTATCTGCCATATACCATTTGCCATCTCTTTCGTCATATAGGTAGACAAATTCTGCGCCACCATCATACTCAGCATTTTTGATATACTTTGCAACATCCTTTGCGTCGCCTTTCATTGTAACTTTATCTCCGTAGAATTCTATTTCAGAAAACTTTGGTTTCAAGTAAGAGGCACCTCCTTTCTTAAGAATGTTCTTAACTGCACCAACATTCATGTAACCTTTCTTAATTGTAGGTAACATGTGGTCTGGATAACCATCGTAGTGCATATACACTGATTCGATTTTTCCTCTCTTGTTGATAATACCGATTTGAGAACGTGTACCTTCTTCAATAATAGCAATTGATTCGCTAATCTCTGAAGCACCTAATTTTCTATAGAAAGAGTTTCTCTCTTCTTCGTTTAGGTCTTTTATAGAAGTTACACCAAATTCGGCTAATAATGTTTTAAATTGATCTGCTGCTTGATTTCTTGCAGCGCTTTGTTCTTCCTCTAATTTCAGAGCAGCGGCTTTTGCACTAGCTGTTGTGAAATCTTCAAAAGATTGTAGTTTTAATGAACCCATTTTAAATAAATTTGTTTTTAATACTTTACTATTGTATTATATATCACCGTCAAAAGTAACATTTTTTACCTCAAACGGGAACTTCTGCTCTCTATAGATCTTCTGGCGAGCCTTAGAGTGTCTAATTAGATAGTTATCCCAGTCTGGTGAGGATAAATCATCTACAAAGTCTATGATATTTACCTCAGATTTAGTGTGGTGTTTTCTTAAACCACGACCAATTGATTGTCTAATAATTACTTCTGATTTGAATGATTCTGTGAAGAAGATATTGTGAATTTTCTTAATTGAAATACCTGTAGAGAAAGTACCATAAGATGCTACAATTACTACTTGCGCACCTGCTTCCATCTTCTTCTTGTACTCTTCTCTAATATCTTTATCGGTATTACCATCCACATAATAAATCGGTTTGTCGGAGTCTTGTCTAAGCTTTTCATAGATTCTTTTACCATGTTCGATTCGGTGGAAAAGAACAAGGCTATTCCCACGTACTCTGGCAATAATGTTACAAATGAAAGCCAAGCGACCTGTTGAATTGATGACATAGTTACTCTCGAACTTATATACGTCTTTACTCTCGTACCTGTTTTGCGACATTTCTCTAAAAGCATTCTTTGTTGCTTCTGGTGCATAATCCATCTTAATTACTTTCACATTACAACCAGCAATGTGTCCCTCTTGTTGTAGGAAATTTGCATTAATGTCAGTTACTACAGGACCTGTATGTGCCATTAACGTTAATCTATCTAACGTCTTTGGTTTTGGAATTGTCCCAGAAAGACCAAATCTATAGTTTGCCGCTGTACATTTTTGTAGAATAGTCTTAATAGATTGAGATTTTGCTTTATGAGTTTCATCAATAACCACTGCATCAAACTGTCCGAAATACTCTTTATCCTTCTTAACTAGAGATTGATATGTACCAATTACTACATTTCTACCAGGTCTAATTTTTTGACCAGAATAAATCTGTTGTATTTTGATATTAGTTTGATTACGCCAATTGTAATCCATAAAGTCTTCAGAAGCCTGTACGACTAGAGATACATTAGGTACAATAAACAAGATTCTACCTGCTTTTTCTTTCTCTAACATATATGCTACTGCCATAAATGAAATTAGAGTCTTTCCTGCTGAAGTAGCTAATTCACTAAGACATCTTCTGAATTTTAAGATATTAAATGCTGCATCGAGCTGATAATCTCTAGGTTGTATATCATTACCTTCGAAATACTTAGATGCCCACTCTTCAAATTCTTCTTGCTTAATACTTTTATCAAACAATGAAGTTACACCATTTAATTTTAATTCGAACTTATACTCTTTAGCCAGATCCATTACGTCTTTCCATAAACCGGATGGGATCCATTTGTCATCTTTGATGTACGAGATATAGCCATCCCATAACCCTTTCTTCACAAGTGGGTGGAATCTCCAGTTTTCAATTCTACGATTAAACGTGATGTTGAGCTGTTCTATCTCTAGCTCACTAGCCTCGTCTATACGCAGAAACTGCTTATTATCTGTAAGAGTAAGTTCCATTTTTATAGTCCGTTCAGAGACAGTCTATTTCTGATAGCAAAGCCCATATTATCTAGGGTCTTCACAGAATCTCTATAAAATTCTAGTTGATTTTCTAAATGTGATAAAATCATATTCTCATCAGCTAAATCATTTTCAAGAAACTTTTCTTTTTGTTTCTCACCTAGCTTATAGTCATAGTTATAGTATCTGATATATGCTTCTCTATACCTAGCAGATACCACTGTCTTTTGTTCCTTAATTTTTACGTTGAGATATGCAATCTGATCTACTATAGTCTGTCTAGTAGACAGAACATTAGCGATTACTTGTTCCATACCATCAACCTTCTTAAGACCTTTCGCAAGTGCTCTAATTGTATTAGACCATTCTAGTCTTTGTGCACTTAGCTTTTGGTCTAAGGCTTGAATCTTTTCTTTACTCATATTACTTATATTAGAACAGAGACTTTTTGTTTGGATTATTCCTAATAAATTTTGCAGCCTTTTGGCCTTTCTTTAATTTAGGTTTCTTCACAACAAATTCAGCACTCTGAACATTATCCTCTAGGTCTTCTACATTAAAGTCAATAATTAACTTATTGTGTTTAAACCCGTCAGATCTCTTAAAAAAATCTTCTAATTTATCTTCCATATCTTTTAAACGTACCATAAGTCTAATTGGCTTGATGTAAAATACTTTTCAATTTGTTTCCATGCATCTGATTTTTGCTGGTAACATACTTTCACCAAGTCATTTAGATCTTTGATGTTATATGTATCTAGCTTAAAATCATCTAGAAATTTAGACCACATAAATACTGGTCTACCTTTCCTTAGTTTCTCTGCCATTTTCTTTTTACCTGTAGCATCATTATCAAACATATATCTGACAGTTGCCATTTCATCAAATTCATCAGTACTTCGGCCGGCAGTAGCTAGTGCTAATGAGTTATGCATAAACTTAGCATCGAGTGGACCTTCAAATAGAGTAACTGGTTGTTGAAAATTAACCTGCATAATACCGAATAGTGTTGATGCCTTTGCTAGTTTATTTAATTCTTCTTGTGGTAAATCAAGTGGTTTATTCCACTCTTCATATAATTTAGGTAGGTCATAGGTTAAATACCTAGAACCATAGCCTTTCATTCTTCTGGATTGTGCGCCGATAATCTTACCTTCCATTCCCTTATTTAATATCCAGAGTCTATTGCCTTTAGGGGAGAATAAGAATTCATCTGCTTTATTATGTAATAATCTATCTTTAAGTTGGAACCATATCCAGTCACCTGGTTCAATTTCTTTAGCGCCAAATATACTTTTAAAATCTGCTATAGTTAATGACTTCTCTTGGACGCTTGCAAGTGAAGCATTTTGTAATACTTGTTCTTGAGTAACCTGAGTCTTATTGGCTTTAATATAGTCAATAATAGTAAATGAGTCACCTGTGTTAGGCATTCTCACTTGATGGTCTTTTAAGAATGTATGTAGATTTGTGTGGTGTGAACAGTTATAGCAGTGATACTGTAGAGTGTCCCAATACATATTGCCACGTTTCTTAGTGTCATCTGTACTGGAATCACCACAATAAGGACACGCCAGGGTTATACGCCCTGGCATGTCTTTAAGTAGTTGCTTATTAGGAGTAGAATGGTGTTCTACACAAACTTGTTTTAGTGCACCTTTTATTCTAGTCTTAAGCTCCTCTGTTAGTTGTATGTTCTTAGAGGTTGAGGTCATTTAAGAACGAATCTAAATCATCATCTGTGTTAGCTTTCGCTGGCGCCTCTTCTGTTTTCGTAGCTGTTGCTGCTACTGCTGGTTCTGTTTTAGCCTTAGCTGGTTCAGCCTTTGCAGGAGCTTGCTTTGAAGCAGGAGTTGCAGTTACCTCAGCGATTGAGTCACCTGGATTAAGATACATTCTTAAGACGTTGTTAACGAATGCTCTTGTATCTTCATCCCATGCTTTGTAATCATAGCCTGCAAGTGAAGGAGCTGCGTCTAATTCTTCTTTGATAGAAGCCATCGTCTCTTTATTTCTTTCTGCTGGAGTTTCGCCCATTAAGACTGCAGATTTATTAGAAGAGAATTTAGACTTGTCATAGTTATTATACTCACCTTGTCTTGTGATAACTAACTCAAAGTTCTTACCTTCGAAAAGGTCGAATACTTGTGTTGGCTCACCAAAGTCAGGCTTTAACTCAGAGTCAATCTTCTCTTTAATCTTGTAACCGAATTTGAATACTTTGTAAGTACCCTCTAATTCTGGGTTCTGCGGATCTTTGATAATCTTAATAAGAGAATAGTATTGTTGACGTCTCTTAAGTTTCTCAGACGACTTTCTGTCTACGGCAGAGTCAGACTTTCTCAATTTCCAGAATACATCTGCAATTGGACAGTGCTCACCGATTGTCTGTGGAGAGTCAACTAATTTTCCGTCACCGTTTGAATTGGTCAACCAGTGTACGTACTTTTGAATCAGAGATTTTCTTGGGTTCTCTGGATTAGGTACAAATCTAATTAAAGCTTTGTATGTGCCGTCTTTACCGTCGTCGGCTGTAGGTTTGTAAACTTCGTTTACGGTTGTTCTTTCAGGCTGATGCGTTTCTACGTCTTCTACGCCTAAGTTAAAAATGTCAAATGAATCACTCATAATACTTAAAATTGTTTAATAAAATGTTAATACTCGAAATTACGTTAATGTTCTTTCAGTTCCTTATAGTTGTACAATAATCAATAGTTTCAGTCTAATGTCAAATAAGCTGGATAGTTACCAGACCTTGGGTCTGTAGGTAATTCCTTCCATGTCCCGTTCTCTTGCTTAATCAGCCCTGATTTGTGTAGCAACTCCTCACGTTCTTGATTCGTGATTGCGTTGGCTTCCACCATTTGTTTGAGAATTCCACTGAGACGGAAGTAGTCCGCTGTAATCAACATATTGTCTGTACTTTTGTTTATTCTACTTATTATATATCTGTATTTTAGTTTGTTTCTTGATTAGTACTGTTAATAACTTTTGCAAAATAGTTGCCAAAAAGTTTTCTAGTGTCAGATATTTTTATTATATTAGTACTGTAATTAAAACGTTAAACTATATGGAAAATATCGAATATCTAAGTTCAAGGAATAAAGACCTCCTTTTGATGGGGGCTAAGACCACTGGAAGCTTTCTAGAGGGTTTTCACTACGTAAATGAAAGTTTATACATCAACGAATCAGACGAGCTCTACGCGTTCTGTGAGTTCATTGAGAACGAGATTGGTGGAGCAGGTCCAATCAACATCGACATGCTTTGGTTAGGTTTTAAATATCCTGAGTCTGAGTACTTCTCTAATGAATGTGCTAAAATTAAAAAGGATATGGAAAGAATTAATGCATACTGTTAATATGAAGCAAGAAGAGAAACCATGTGTCATCTGCGGTGGAGAAATCGTAGATGACTGGGGACATAACCCACAACCTATTAAAGAAGAAGGTAGATGCTGTGATACTTGTAATTTCACTATCGTTCTACCTGAAAGAATTAAGTTAGCTTACTCAGCTTAAAAACTTTTTTTGAGATTTATTGTAGTTTTTTGAAACTGTTTCTGGGAAGTCGCATATAAGTTATGATTTTAACCCTCAGGGAAAGATTAGTACCCCAGGGGCTTGGAAGCAGAGACTAGGTCAGTTTGGCAATTTTCCCTCGAGTTGAGTTAGCAAGTAATGGTTAAGAAACCAAGCGTCGACTAAGTCATCAAAAGGCTTCGGAACTTTTTTCACCTCGCCAATCTCAGAAACACAATACTTATATAGCGGAGTTTTAGCTAACTCAGGAGATTCGCAAACATTATTTAGAAACGCAGTCCAAAGTGCGGCTTTATTCATATTACCTTTTCCAGCATGTTTCTTAATCGTAGTCGGTGCAACAGTTAGAATATCTTCGACACAAAGCATCTCCATCATTTGATGCTTTAAGATTGCAGCTCCTGCTGCCATGTCGATAATGTTATTTGTTCCCATCTTTGAACCGTAAGATGAGCCCTCGAAAGCAATATAATAATCTTTTGTTGAGCCGATTATATTGACTATTTCAGATATAATATCTGTAGCCATTTCTCTGTATCTCTTGATTTTTGCGAACTCGTTCTTAGAGTAGTCACCAAATTTTGTTTTCCAATCTGGTTGATGAAATAGGGTTACGTCTGAGAATGTGCTTATTTCTTCTTGTCTTCGCTGTTCAGCTTTTGTGCCAGTGCCAGCTTTAAGATATGAGATAAATTGATATTCATTCTTGTCAGATGTCCAGATACAGATACCAGGGGAATTAAGCGAGAAGTCAACTGTTACTAAATTCAAATTAGATTCTTTTACCCATTGCAGCACCTAGGGCAGCGCCAACTAAACGGGAGGTTAATAAATCGTAGAATATACCTTTCTGAATACCAAGTACTTTAGCAACCATCTTACCCATAGATTTTCCTAGCGCGAAACCAGTTAAACCACCGATAATAGAACCTAGAAGACCTTCATTTACTATATCTTCTTCAAGTCTATCTAAGTCGAAAGAACCATCTTCATTTTGATATTGTTGTACGAACTCTTCTAGAGCTGCGTCAACTTTTTTCTCTAATTCAGGAGTCCAATCAGATTCTAAACCCTCTTGCAAGAGTTTCATATCTGTGTCCGTGATTTTAGCTTCAACTAAGTATTCATTAAATGTTTTCATAATGTATATATCTTTTAATCTATTTCCATTCTTAAGTTAAACTTATTGTAGAAGAAGTTAACTTCAAAAGTAGCGAAGTCAGCAACATTTTCTGCCATGTTAAGATTTAACTCGTTGATTGAATTCATAATTATTTTCTCGAATTGCATAAAAGCAACTGATGAACCTTCAGCATCTAGAACTCTAAGAGTCATAGGTTCAATATAAGGTTTTTTAGTAGTTCGAGCATAATAGTGGAGTAGAGTATCTGTCATAATCCAGTAATTAATAAAACCATCTAATAACTGCATTGTTACCGTGAATTCTCTTTGTACTGTATTTTGAATTGGCACTGCGCCTCTATGATACCTAGTTGTACCATCATTATCTGCTTGAGTAATTGGGTCAAAACTTATGCCTGGAATACTTACACCTTGAATTGAGTAATTAATAAAGTCAATTGGCTCTGCTAATAGATTACCAGGTACTTTGTTTAAATACTTCTTGTACTTCTCAGCTACTTCCTCAGGGACAAAACCTCTAGGGAATCTAAAATCGTATGAATTGTTTCTGCTATTTAAAATCATTATCCAAGAGTGAATTTACCTTTAGTTACCATTGACTCGTCAGCTCCGTTATCTATACTGATATAGAAATCTCTGTTTACCATACCTCTAATAGTATTAGCATTCTGTTCGTTAATCTTAAACAAGACTTCACCTTTACCCATATCTATTTCTTTATTGAAGACATGGTTGAACTTCAATTTAGTTTTACCATCATTGAAAGTTAAGATAACTAGTTCTGCATTCTCAAATGATACTAATTCGAAATCATCACCTCTTTTCTTAGCGATTACAAATTTAATATATGTTGAAAAAGGAGGAATTGCGATTGTTAAATCACCCTCGTTTACAAACTCAGTTGTATCAAACTCTTCAACTTCAGCAAATAACTCTACACCTCTACCACCACCGAAACCAGAACCAGCTCCAGAACTTATACTCTTAAGATCTACTCTAGCACTAGAAGCGATTACATTATGTCTCTCGATAAATGAAGGTACAAACTTAACTGAACGTGGCAGGTTGTCTGTAATAAAACCAGAGATTGTTTTGTTAGAAGAAAGACTTGGCAATATATTGTAGACTTCTGTCATGATATTTGGATTATCAATCTTAAGTGCTGATAATCTCTTACCATATTTAGCAGGGTTGTTTACAGTTAAAGCTGCTTTCTTTACAATTTGTGTATTATCTGTTTGGTTGTAAATTCTCATCGTAACATCTATTGAGAAGTTTACAGCCACATTAGCGTTTTGAATTACAGGTCTGAAAACTAAAGGAGTACTGAAATCTTCATATTGTGTAAATGTTGTTCCACCTGTTTTAATAAATGAAGTACCTACTTGTTCGAATACCTCTACTTCAAAGATAACCACTATGTCATCAGATGAAGTTTGTATTCTATCTAGTATATGTCCCTCGAATGCTGCAATAGAATTATCTTTCTCTCCGTAGATATTAAAGTAATCTCCGTCTGTTGCATCTTCTACCGTAACTGTGAAATCTACAAACTCATCTTCTCTAGGAACTGTAAATACATTTTCTTCTCCAGTATAAACATAGTCGAAACCATTAATAGTTTTTAAACTATCTAGAAGTGCAAATCTAATACCGTAATTTGAGAATGGGTCTAAATCACTTGAACCTACACTACCATCTCCATAAAATCTATCTGTGAATTCTGAGTTCTGTCCAATTAAACTAGGAATCTTAATGTTAATAAACTTAGACCACAGAGTTTCACCTAAAATAAATGGCTTAGGATTAGAATGCTCATAGTTACTCTGATTTAAGTAGACTAATTGAGTTAAGAAATTTTTAACACCAGTCGTTCTACCAGCAGTTACTTCAAATAGAAAGCCTTCATAACCTCTAGCTGAAAAACTAAAACCAGATCTTAAGTGTAGTCTTACAGTATCATAAAGAATAAAGTTGATATTCTGAGTTGCTTCTGTTTGATAATTTAAAAGATCTGCCTCATTACCTCCTGGCCAGTCAACTGAATTATTAATAAAGTTATGCATCTCATAGTTACCTGTAGAGTCATAACCTAAAAGTGCATATTTAGTTGCATCTTCTCCAGGTACATTAACTCCATGGTATCTACCAATAGTCTGATTAATATCGTTTCCAGTAGCTTCATCTGGTGAAGCAAATAGAGGATTAGCTCTAGTATCTACTATAACCTTACCACCGATTAAACCAGGATATGTATATTCTACTGTACCGTTTGTGTTCGGAGTAAATTCACCTATTTGTGTTGTAGGTGAATAAGAGTAAATACCTAAACTACCTGTAATAGTAAATTGAGCAGGAGCAGCAAGAGCACTTAAGTCAAACTTATATGTCTTACCGTTCTGTAATAATAGAGTTCTAGCAGCAAAGTTTTCTACCGCTATATAACCAGACACACTAGTTACATCAAAATTCACTACAGCAGAACCTAGCTCATTAATTAAATGTCTAGTTTTAAATGGATCTTGGTCCACTGTGTCCAAGAACATTACTTCACTACCATTATCATCTACCTCAATACGATACTTCTCTGCATCGCCTTGGTCATGGTAGATAAACTCAAGTAGAATGTCCTGGTCTATCTTATAGTATCTTGATGATTGCGCCATGTTTTAAAATTGTAAAAATTTAGGTGACCAGTAAAGTCCAACACCAAGTGAAGGGCCGGTACTAATTACCTGATTATTATTTAAGTTAACACCATATCCAACACCAAAGCCTATTAACCATCTTGATTTCTTCTCAGCCTTTCTGTTTAATCTAGTATTGACTAAATTTATATTTTCAATATCTCTAATCACTAACCCTGGATACGAAGTAGATAATTTAAGTCTGTCTGCTCCATCTTCACCAGCTTCAATTGCAGCCATCAGGCTTAGTGTTTGCTTTAATTCAAATTGTGTGTTTAAGACTTCGAATTTTCCAAAGTCATATTTTACCGTCGAGAAACCACTTAAGATTCTTGAGTTACCATTACCAAAATCTTTTTCTGAATTAAAAGTAATTCTAGTTGTAGTAGTATCAATTGTCTCTGTAGTTGTCGATACGTCTAGGCTATCTTTAATCTCTAATTCTGCAGAAATTAAAGAGTTAACCTCTTTCAAATCTTTATTTAACGCGAGAGCCTTTTGGTATCTCCTTGTTAAATTCTTCTGACTCTCTTCAAGCTGTGATAGGTCAAACTCAAAAGATCTAATCTCAGCTAGCTGGTCGCCATTCTCATTTCTTAGTACTTTAACAGAGTCTTGAGCTGCTTTGTAGTTATTTAAACTTCTATCAGCATCCTCTTGTGCAAACTTCACGTCTTGTTTAAGATTAGAAATTTGGTTACACTGTCTAAGAAATAGCATAACGAAAAGAGCTCCAGCAATAAATGTTACTAGAGTCTTATTCGAGAGTATGTTTTTTATTTTGTCTTTCATAATTTATTAATTCTGGAGTACTCCTTGGTCATCAAACGTTACGTCACTATTATCTGTCATAGCGATTGAGTTACCAGCTGGATAACCCGCTGCGTTCAAGTTCAGATCACCTGCAGGGATAATTTCAATTGAATATGAACTACCTCCTTGACCACATGGTGCTAAACAAACTTCTTTCCATTCAAAGTTACCCTGAACTGCTGAAGGTACTGAGACTTGCAAAACATTATTAGCAGTCCAACGTAATAGACCCGCTTCAGTTGCAGCAACGCTACTTGTTGGTAACTTGAATAAAGAAGTGGTACCTTGAAAATTCATCTTAGTACCTTCACCGATTTTGAATTGATCGGCATCAATCATAATTTGTGTTTCTAAACCAGATGGATTATTGAATGAAGGTCCGAACTTATACCTTACACCAGCTCCTGTTTCATCATTTAATGCACTGTAATCTGCAGACTGAACATCTATTGCTGAATTACCATTACCATCAGAGTCTCCGTGATAGAATGCTAGGTAAATGTCAGATGGTGCGTTACCACCAGCAGCATGTTTACCTATTGTTAAAGTAGATGAAAAGTTGATTATACCATCTTGGTTTTGTACTTCATCGAAAGTCTGGTCACCTAAGAAGATAGTTGGATGATATACATCTCCTTCTAACTTAGGCTTAAGAATATCATAATCACCTGAATTAGAAGCAATAACCTTCCAACGAGAAGTAACGGCTCCTGTTTCACCTTTCAGACCTGTGTCACCTTTTTGACCCTTTTGTCCCTGCGGTCCAGCTGCACCTTGTGCACCAAGTCCACCTTTCTGACCAGTAGGTCCGCCACCATTTGCAACAATCTGGTCGAAATTATAGTTTATCTTCTCAAACTTAATAGCATCAGAGTCACTAGGGTGTAGTATTTCTTGTATATTGATAGCCATCCTTACGACGTTATTTTTATCATAGGCTTAATTCTATAAGAATAACCTAATCTTTTATTATATATCAATCTAAAATTAAGAGGCTTTTGCTCATGAGCTCTAAAAGAGAAGTTTTGGTCTTGTGCAAAACCTCCATCATCTAAAGCATCAACAGTGGCAGCAAGTTCTATACTAGAGTCCACACCTTTAATTCTTCGAGTGAATAGTTTTATTTGTTGAATTCCGAATAGATTTACTAAGTTTTCATCGATGTAAAGCTCGGCATCATCTTTCAGAGTAGTTTTATCTTCAGCAGAGTCACCAACCGCTACATAATCCTGAATAGTTGCTAAAACTCCGTCTGTAGAAAGTGCTTTTCTAATAGTTGTAGTAATATAGAAGTCCATCACAATTCTTGTTTTATCTTCAAATACAACTACATCTGCTTGATTAGTAGAATTTAATAATATATCTTCTTGTTCTTCTTCTGAATCAACATTATTAATTGAGAAATTAAGTAATGTGTAAGAGTCTTTTATCTTCATAATTGTAGAAGATAGGTAAGACTTTTCTTCTTTAGTTTCAAAAGTACCTGGTACTAATTCTGACTCTCCACCAGATAAAGACCTAGTGTAATAGTTTTTATCCCAAGAAGATCTGAATGTATGTACGTCTTTCTTGTCAATTGCAATCTCACCAATTAGTGGGTATAATGGTGGTTTATCTGAAGTTGCAGATAATTTAGTTACACCACTCGCGTTAAACTCATTTACTTTTCTGTAGAAGTGATTTCTAATTAAACCCCATCCTTTATCATGAGCTCCATCATCATAGATAAAGCCTAAGTTTAATGCAACACCACATCTATTGTATCTCTTATAGAAATCTCTAGCTAAAGAAATTTCATCAGCATCGCTTAGAGAATGTTTATACATTTGCTCTTCTAACAGTAATTCACCAGTGTTTGCAGTACTCTGTAGAGTGTTAGTTTTCATGTGAGTATAAACATCTGTAAATGTAATTACAGGTCTAGTATCAACTGTATAACTACTATTCTGTCTAATTAAGAACGGGAAATAAGTTAAACCTTGTGCTAAATCAAAACCGATATTACCAGAGAATAATTTAAAAGATTCTGGTTTGTCGTCATCTTCAACAGTAACTATGAAGGACTCTTTTACAACTTCAGTACCATCTTCTAGCAAGATAATAAACCTATTGTTACTTGAAGTACCATCAGTATCAATTGTTGTATAAGTTACATTGTTAGGTTGTCTTAACAACATCTCTGCCACTTCTTTAGCCGCTAAGCTATCTAATATATTTCTATATGCATTTACACCACCATTTACATAAGTGTATTCAGCGTTATATTGGAATGAATAAGGCATATTACTGAAATCTGCAGCAACAGCATTATTTACACCATCCGTAATATCTAATGGTGGCTCAGATAAAAGTAATGTATCTTGTCCCTCAACAGAAAGTAATTTTAATTGGTATATTCTAGGACCAAACCAAGTTTGAACCTTAACTTCAATAGTACCAAACTCATCTTCTTCATTCTTGTTGATTTGCTCAAAGTATTGAGGTATTGTATCATTACCATGTACCAGACCATTTACCAATAAGTAGTCTGATGAGTTCGGATCCATATTTATATTAATTAAGTCCATCGAACCATCTAACTTAATATCTGAGAAAGCAAAAGTATTTTGTTCACCTTTCCAAACTAGAGAGTGGTTTAACTCATAGAGTAATTTTCTATTCAAAGATCCATCTGACCATAAGTCATCTAAATTTAAGTTGATAAAGAATACAACATACTTGAACTTCTTGTTTTGAATTACTTCATAAGATACATCGTTTGTTTCTTGTGCAGTTCTAACGTTTAGTAGAATACTGAATCTATATCCGTTAAACTCTGGAGATCTTACGAAATCTGCTGGGTTATCTTCTATAAATTCCTTTCTATTCTTAAAGATAACTTTTAAACCTTTAAATATAGTAGTTGCAAACGCTTTGTTATTACCACCATCTACTTTAGTATATTTCTTTTGTAAATTAGTCTTAACAAAAGTCTTATACGTGTTAGGAGCTTTACACTCAAAACCTTCTGTTACAAAGAATCTATCAAAGTAATCAAAATTAGTATCTTTAAAAATAGAAGGTGTAATTTCAAAACCATCCATAAAGTTAATATAGCTAAATGAATCATTTAATCTATAGAATGGACTTGAATTTGTACCTTGGTTTTCTTTTAAATACTTTGGTAGATTATTAAGGTAGAACCATTCATGTGTCATACCTAATCTGTTTCTACCATCAGAAGTTAAATCTGGCGCGAAATTAGATCTACCGAAAGCTTCATTTGTATTTAAGTAATATGGTTGTTCTCTTACAGTCTTAGTATCTTTTAATACCCACTTATTAATTGTAGGTACTACTCTAGAAGTAACTGCATATTGTTTTAAGTAGTTCTCTTGTAGTCTATCAAACTCACTAGTTACAATACTATTATTATCGGCATCAGTAACCTCCTCTTGTAGAATATCTTGTAGTCCAGTAAAGTAACTAACAGGATCTGTAGTAAACTCATTGTTTTGTTTATCACCGAATGGGTAAATATCATTTTGATTATCTGTCTCCGGTTCGTATGCTATATTAGCTGGAGTCTCGTACTGTAACTCTTTTAAATCTGAGTTTGCAGTGTCATAGAAATCAAAGTTCATATCGTGAATATCAAATGCAGAGAACATACCCAGTCTTACTAGGTTATCTGCATATATCTCAATCTCACCAGACTCAATCGTGTTTACTTTTTCTAAAATTAATTTATTGTATTGTAAAGGTAATCTCTCAATATCATCTACAATATCAACTATCTTGTTGTATATTCCCGAAGACTTAGTCTCAATAAAGTCGCCTACATTAACATCACTTACTGAATCTAAAGTAACTAGAGCAGATTTACCAGTGGCATTACCTCCTGAGAAATAATAAACTGCACTATCAGTTAACAATGTAGCACTACTTGTTGCATCTTTAAATAACCTTAGTTCATTTAATGTATCTAGGTTGTTTGAGTCTATACTAATCCATTGGTTGGCATTAGAGTTAGGTATTGCAATACCAGCCTGTAGTAATCTATAACCTTGTACATCCGTCTTAACATATAAATGATCTGCTCCATCATAGGTTAGAGCAGTAAAGCCATTATCAACTGAGTTAATAGACTTTGCAATTGCAGTTGCAATCTCAGCGTTTGTTCCTAGTGCTGAGAAATTAGTAGAATTAAAAGTACCAGCAGATAAAGTAGTAGAAGCTCTAAAAGTATTGTTCTCTAAATCATAAGGTATTTGTAGTTCTTCAAATCTAAAGATAGAATTGAAATTACCTTGACCAGCTATCTGCGGCATTAGAGGATATAGAGAAGCTTTCTTCTCATATAATACAATAGAAGTATCAGTTTCCTTTTCGAAAACTACATTTAAGTTTTCTAATAATTCAGTATAAGTCCATGTAAGAGAAGATATACTAAAGAACATCATACCTAACTTAACATTAAGGTCTTCAACTAGATCAGCAATATCTGCAGTTGTAGTTAATCCTGTCATATTGTATACACTTCCACTTCCAGGGTTTCTGAGCGATATTGTAAGCTGATCTCCAGCCGAATATCTAGTAAACTTAAGTCTATATGCCTGTTCTTTAGAAGGGAAGATTGCAAACTGGTCATTAATTGCCGGTGCACCAAGTACTGTAACTTTTACAAAGTCACTACCAGGGTCAACATTAGTTACCATGTCTATTGAATTACCAGTTCTAGCCAATTTAACTTCAGCAGGTATTGCATTACCACTGTCTTCTACATTTACCTCTAGATTACTAGTATCATAGAATGTATTAGCATTAATCTTATAGAACTTCTCAGATATATTAGCATAACCTAATGTAGGTAATTCATCAATTAGTTTAAAAGATGGGATAGCCGACTTAGGGTCATTGTTAATATATGAGTTTAGAGTTTTAAATCTTAACTTACCACTATTAGCAGATTCTAGAGTACCATACCCTGAATCAATGTCGTTTACATATATTCCAAAATATCTATTAACAGAGTAGTCTGAAGTCGTATTATCATCAAACAAGAACTCTAAGTTCATTAAATTAGCACAAGCTAATGAGTTTCTTTCAAAACCACCTGTGATTAAATTATTACTTGCGATTAGAGTTTGGTCTTGTCTTACAAAATCTTTATGTAGGTATTCACCTTTACTAGTGAAACCACCTTTCTTAATATCGATACCATTGAATGAAGTTCTTTCATTCTGATCAAAGTTTACAGTGATTGGGTTTTTAGGGAATGACTCAGACTGAACGTGGTTTCTAATATAAGTACCTAATTCAGAGTCTCTCGTTAAGTCAAACGTCTTTACAATCTCACTGTTATTTAGAATTTCTTTCATGTTAGCGAAGTTAGAGCGCGTATCAAAATCTAAAGTACCTACTGGATCTTTTACTCTGAAGATAACGAATTTCTGAGGGATATTTTTATCTAACCAGATTGGTGCCATCATTCTAAGGTCTTCCTCATGAAGTTTAGAATAGTTATACACCGTACCGTAGTGATAATCCTCTTCTATTTGATTTTCAAAAGTCTCTTGTACTGTTAGATTAGAGAAAGACTCTTTCGCTAAATATACTTGGTCTGATGGAGTATTAGTATTCATAAAGAATCTAGGTAAATCATAAGACCATTGTCCTGTTTTGCTTAAAGCAAATTTCTTATATTCAACTGATGCTAACTCTTTAGTAGCCTCAATAGATTCGATAAACATTTTACCGTTTGAGTTAACCACTAATTTAGCATTAGTTGATAGTTTTGGGTTCGTTCTTAATAGAGGTTTAGATAAATCATCTAACTGATAGTTCTTCTCTAACTTAAAGTTAGGTACTGATCTGTTAATTATCTCAGCATTATCTACTGTAGCTAGAGTGTACGAGCCAAGAGGTGTCTGTCCAGTTACACATGCGTTACAGTCTGTATATCCATAGTTAATAACAGCACCAGAAGTAAGACCTAAGT